GTTGAGACAACCACTCCTGAGACAACCGCTCCTGATCGCGTAGACGATACTCTTCCCGACGAAACAGAGCAGCCAGAAGACATATCAGAGCCGCAGGAAGATACAGCAGATACAGGATCAGAACAAGTAGATGATTCATCAATCACTACTCTACCACCAACTAGTACAGATGAACAAGTGTTAGCTTTTATTGAAAATTTAGAAAATGCTTCTACTGAAGAACTAAAAGAGGTTATAAATAGTCTTTCAGAACTTGATTTGTCTGGAGAAAAGTTAGCATCGGTTCTTGATGCCGTATTCAATGATGAACTGTCAGATGAAGAGACAGTTGAATTAGCCAAAGAAGTTCTTCAAGGAGAACTTGACGCTGAAAAACTAGAAACCGTTCTTGACGTCATCTTTGATAAAAAAGTAACTGATGAAGTTTTAATTGAAACATTTACGGCTGTTTTAGAAACAAAACTTGATGCTGAAAAGTTTGAAGCAGTTGTAAACATTCTTGAATCGGAGACTATTTCTAAAGAACAGGTTGCTGAAGTAGTTACTTTGATTATTGAACAAGAAGGCGGAGTCAATGAAGAACAAGCAACAGAACTTGCAACAAGTCCAAAAGTGTTGGAAAGCATTGACGGAGAACAAGCAACAGAAATATTTGATGCCGTGGTTGCGTCTGAGGTGTCGTCAGAAGATGGGTTAGCAATTTCAAAAGCAGTTCAAGAAGCGCCCAAAAAAGTTAGAAAAGCATTTGAAAAAGAACTCAATGTTTTTGAAGGTGTATTTGATGTGTATGTTCCCATGGGTTCCAGAGTGCCAGTAGGTGATCGCCGTGTCATCGTTGGCGTGAGTGCTGTATTATTAAGTGTCCCAGTTCGCATACGGGTTGGGTAAGGTTAACTAATTAAGATCGCATTAGAGGCCTCTAGGAGGCTATTACAGGCGACAAAACACCATATGGGCTACCTGACAGCGGACTTTACCAAAACTAGCGTATATGGAGTTTTATGGAAAATCTTAAAAAAGAGTTAAAAGGTCTAATTTGGACCCTAGCCGGAACCGGGTTGGTGTTGATAACCCTATCTGGAAGTACTCGTACAACTGGCATTTGGATCAGTGTTGCTGCTATAGTGCTCTCGCTAGGAAGTGCATATTTATCTAAAGACGAATAAAGGTACATGAGACGGAACACAATAGGATTTTTAACACACGATTGGGCATTCGGAACAAAACCATTACAGCCTAACGGATGTGCTTGGTATAGATGTTTATTGCCAATGCGCGAATTAGAAAAACATGGTTGGCGTGCTGGTATCGGTTTGCCACAATTTAATAAAGAACACGGTTTTGGAATGATTTTGAATGAGAACCAAGCCGTACATGGTTGGGATATTTTGGTGTTCAAACTTCTTATGAGAAAAGAAGTGGCATCAGCAATGCCGATTGCTAAGGCCCTTGGTCAAAAAATAGTTGTAGATATTGACGACTTCTTTGATGGTTTAGACGAGACTAATCAAGCTTATGCTGTTACTGACCCAAAAAGAAATTCAGAAAATAATCGGGATCATTACAACTCTATTATTGCTCAAGCAGACGCAATAGTAACATCAACACCATTTTTGTACGATTACTACAAAGCAAAATACAAAAACGTTTACCTTGTACGAAACGGTATTGATCTACCTCGGTGGGTGCGTAGAAAAGATAGAGCAGCTAGTAGACCGACAATTGGTTGGGTGGGCGCAACTCCATGGAGGTCTAGAGACTTAGAAACTTTGTCCTCTTGGATTGGACCATTTATGAAGAAAAACAACTTATTGTTTCATCATTCTGGTCATACTAGAAATTCGCCCTTAGCTAGGGAGCAGCTAAAAATAGATAAACAACGATGCACGGATACTCCATTATGTCCAATTAGGGAATACCCTAAATTGTTTAACAAGATAGACATTGGAATTGTTCCTCTTAATGATTTACCTTTTAACCACGCTAAGTCCTACATAAAAGGACTTGAATACGCTGCTTCTGGAGTACCTTTTGTATCTTCCTATTCTCCGGAGTACGAGTATCTAGCGAACGCTGGTATTGGCAGAGTGGCTCGGAGTGCTGAAGAATGGCAATACCATTTAAAGGAATTAATCAATCCACAACTTCGCAAAGACGAAGCCGACGTCAATTATGAAATACTAAAAGAAAACTTTACAATGACCCAAACTGGTGCCGATTGGCACAAGGTAATGCTTAAAATACTAGCCTTGTAGTTTATTCTATAATATGAGCCATGGCTAGACCACCAAGAGGAATATCACGAGAGGCACGTGCTCGCGTTAAACAAAGCCTCTCGTCTACCGCACAATACAAAGATGCTCAAGAAGCTTTTGCCAAATCAACTCCAGAAACTAAGGATGTAATTCAAGGTGAAAAAGAACGCTTTGAACAGTGGGCAGCAACAGACCAAACACCAAACAATGGTCACGACCTTAAAAACTTAGGGGCAAATACTAATGGTACAAGTAGCACAAGAATCTTAAATGCTCAATACTTTTTTGATAAACAAACGTTAAATGGTGACATTTATGTAACTTGGAGAGGACAAGCAGGCAGGAAAAATGGACCTTATTACGTTTTTAACAATGTTCCAGCGTTTGTTGCAAAACGGTTTATGACCGCTTTGTCTAAAGGAAAAACTATAAACACGTCTGGACTTTCTGGTGGGTACACAACAGACATGGATAAATTTAAAAACCCATCAGCCACTCCGTTTGGTGCAAAAATTCAAAAAGGTGATTACGGGAACGTTCCTCCAATCCCAGGAATTCCTAAGGCTAATCCTCTTTCAGAAGAAGATTATGAATCGGGTACTGGAATACCACAGCAACAATAGCGCTAGGCTACACAACATGGCTATCAACACGGTTTACGGTTTTTGGTTTGTCTATTGGATAGTTCGTGATACTGCAACCAGTTCAACACCTAAATTAGCTATTGGTTGGCTTCGTGAACTGGGAGGCTATTGGCGTGTTGGAAAAGGGATTCAAATTAAAACAGGAAAGTACATTACACAAGTTGGTGTTTGTAAAAAACGAAAGTTTACAGATGAAGAAGAAGGGACGCTAAGCGTTCTTGAAGGTAGGATGATGACAACACCTACTAGTGAGATTGGAGATTGGCGTTGAGATTGTTCAAAACTACTAAGTTGCTGACTGAGGAAAAAGAAAGAACTCGTGCACAACTTCGTGCGGAGAGATTAGATACTTCATCTTTGTATACATGGATGGATAATTCCATTATGTCTTTGGGCGCTTCCTTTGATAATTGGCGCTTTAAAGATGCGCCATCAGCGGAGGTTGCTTCATGCATAGAAGCTATTGCTGTGGTATGGTCGGAAATTGAAAAGAGGAAAAATGACCGACACATGTAGATCACCAGAAGAACTAAAAATGGACAAAGTCGTAACTATGTTACGAAAGATGGCAAACGATATTGGATCGTTTCCTCGCAACAACATAATTAAACGAGAAGATTACCGTTTGATTGCTGACGTTGACGACCTTTACAATTTTTTAATTTGCGTTGAAGATCTTTATGAATACCACAAAGGACTAGTGCGCCCAACAGAAGTTCATCCGGACCAACTATCGTTATTTGAGATGTAGTGTATCCTTGTATGAATGAGCGAAACACTAATTGACGAACAATTACCAGAGGATTTAGTTGAAGAATTAGACGAAACCTCGGCTGAGTTTGTAGAGCAACTCGTCACAAAACTGGTATTGTTCACAGAACAATTCTGTGATGTTGAGTTTTTTCCCTATCAAATTCCAATTGCTTATCGTGTAATTGAATCTATTGTGCTGGGTGACGGCGAAGAAATAACGCTAGTTGCAACTCGCCAAAGCGGTAAATCAGAAGTCATTTCTAATGTGCTTGCATCCATGATGGTCATTCTTCCAAAGTTAGCTCCTGTATATCCAACATGGTTGTCTAAGTTCAGTAAGGGTTTTTGGTGCGGTGTATTTGCTCCCGTTGAAGACCAAGCCGACACGGTGTTTAGTCGCATAGTTAATCGTTTGACATCAGACCATGCTTTGACATTCTTGTTAGATCCAGAAATTGACGACAGTACCAAGGCTGGTGGCACACGAGGTAAGGGAAAAATTCTGGCGTTAAAGAATGCTGGGTCGTTGTGCCGTATGCAAACCTGTAACCCCAAAGCCAAGATTGAATCTAAAACGTATCACTTTGTGTTAATTGACGAGGCTCAAGAAGCTGACGAATACGTGATTGCCAAATCTATTAAACCGATGTTGGCGTTTAACAACGGAAGCATCATGCTAACTGGTACTGCTTCCCGAACCAAATCGTATTTCTACAAGATGATTCAATACAACAAACGACGAATGACCAGCAGTAAAAGGAGCATGAGAGACTGTCATTTTGAATACGACTGGAAAGTTGCTTCCAAGTACAACCAGAACTACCTAAAGTTTATTGCCAAAGAAAAACTACGAATTGGTGAAGATTCTGATGAATTTCAAATGTCCTACTGCAATCGTTGGATGCTTGAAAAAGGTATGTTTGTCACCGAAGAGCGCATGGAAAGACTGTATGAACCGTCTATGCCGTTGGTTAAACAATGGTGGAGAACACCTGTAGTTGCCGGAATTGACGTTGCTCGTTCTAATGACTCTACGGTAGTGACTGTCGTGTGGGTGGATTGGGACCATCCAGATCCGTTTGGTTTCTATGAACACAGAATTTTAAATTGGTTAGAAATAAACGACCAAGAATGGGAAAGTCAATACTTTCAAATTGTTGATTTTTTGCGTAATTATGAAGTTTGTAAAGTTGCTGTAGATGCCCAAGGTGTTGGTGGTGCGGTTGCCGAACGTCTTCAAATCCTTTTGCCCCACATAGAAGTAACGGCTACACCATCTGACTCAAAAAGCCAAAATGAACGATGGGTGCATTTGACCGAATTAATCCAAAGAGAACAACTTATTATTCCTGGGCATTCTAAAGCCCGACGCACTAAAATGTGGAAACGATTTAACCAACAAATGAACGATTTGGAAAAAGTTTACAAAGGTCCGTATATGTTGGCAGAAGCCCCTGACGAAAAAGGAGCTTTTGACGACTACCCAGATTCCCTTGCTTTGGCATGTTCTACAACCCTGCATGACACCATGCCTACAATCCAAGTTGGGGAAAACCCGTTCTTTAAATAATGGTATTCTTTAATATCCGATTAACTCTAAGGAGTGACACATGACAGTATCACCAGCACCTATGTTCCCAGAAACAGGTCGTAACGAAATTATGTTTGAAGGCGAGTACGCCCCAAGCATTCCAGGCAACAAGGGTCCGCTTCGCTTTGAAGAAGGCGTTGCTACAGACACCGACGTTCCAAACGATTTTGCCAAAGGCGCATACGAGGACACAGCTCCATCGCCAATGCGAATGAACCAAAACAACCCTGAGATGTTCTATAAGCATGCCGCAGATACTATGCGCGAGCGTGCACACGTAGGTTCGGCTTCGTGGGTTGAAGCACCATCGGTGCTTAGCGAGTTTGTGGAAGGTGCTATGGCTGGCGACGACATGCCGAAGTGGGAGTATTCCTACAACAGCGGTGGCCACATGAACCGTCCAAACGTAACTGTTGTTAGCGACTAACAATGGAAGGCGGAACAGCTTCCGCATCTGAGTCCGGCGGTCTTGAATCTGGAGACAGCGGTCTCACAGGAACGCAGGAACTATCTGAAAGTATTGCGCCCCGTTACGGGTTAAGTCCTTCAGGTGCGTATAACCCACGTGGTTACAAAAGCAGAAAAGGTATTTTTCAAACCCTTGTTTTGCGCACCCCACCAGCATCTGCTGAACTACGGGAACGACGACACCCGTTTGTACTTAACTCGTATTTGAAGAATACACTTGGTGTTT